CCCTGCGGATGTGGCTCAATCAAATGGGTGAAGGCCTGAACGTTGTGAAGAAGGGCTGGGGTGATGGGCTCATCAGTCTTGGTGCCAAGTTGGACGGTATCGGATCCAAGGTTCGAGGTTTCGGTGCCGGAATGTTCGATCCGTTCGTCAACGGGAACTCTGCGGTGCAAAAGGTAATGAAGTCCTTTGAGGCGACCGGAGACGCTGCTTTGGATGCCGAGAAGAAGATTAAGAAGACCAGTGGTGCGACCATTGCAGCTGCGAAGAACCCGCAGGAGAAGCAGGCTGGTGTCGGGGCACAGAGTGAAGTCGCCAAGGCCGAGGCAGAAGCCGCATTGGCCATTGCCAAAGACCGGCTGGCCCGTGAACAGCGTGATCTCGATTATGCGCTCTCTCAACAGCTCGTTTCCATCAAGGACTACTATAGCAAGAAGGTAGCAACCCAGCTTGAGGCCGTTCGCCAGGAGGAAGCCGCAAAGCAGAAGGAGCTGACCGCAATACAAGGCGCTATGCCTAAGACCAAGGATGAGGAACTTCAGAAGAGTGCCTCTGTCATCAAGCTCCAGAACGAACTGAATCTCCTCAAGCTGAAGGAAGGCGACATCGTCACCGAGAACAGGCGGAAGGAGGATGAGGCCCAGCGAGCACTCACAAACAAAGTGCTGGAGATTCGGTCCCAACTCGAACAGGCCATTGGTCAGCAGGTCCCAGAAACCATCGCCGCTACGGTGGCCGAGAAGTTTCGGCTTGTGCGCCAGCAGTTCGTCACGGAATTTGGCGCCAATTCTGAGCAGGTTGGCCTTGTTGACAACCTCATCAACGTGGAAACGAGCAAGGGCAAGCTCGCAATTATCCAGAAGCAATACAACGACACACTCGAGAGTATGCGACTGAAGGAGCAGGAGGTTCAGCAGCAGGAAACTAACGGCACCATCGGACCCATTGAAGCCTTCCAGAAGATCGATGACCTGCACAAGAGCACTGCGGTGCAGCTGCAGCAACTTATCCCCGCTATGGAGGCCTATGCCCAGGCCATGGGTGATCCTGCGATGATTAATGCTGTAACCAAGTTGAAGATCGAGCTTGGAGAGGTCGCGAAGGCCCAGAGCGAAGTTGGGAAGTCCCTAGGCCAGGGGCTCACGAACAACCTAAGTTCGTTCTTCAATGACCTTGCAACCAGCGCGAAGAGCGGAAGCGATGCGGTGCGCGACTTCGGGCGATCCGTGCTGGCCACCTTCGCGCAGATCATGAGCCAGCAACTTGCTCTCATGGCAATGAAAGCGATGTTTGGAGGGACTGCTGTAGGCGGTTTCATGGGCTTCGCAGGAGGCGGACCGGTGAGCGGGGCCGGAACCTCTACTTCCGACTCCATTCCCGCTATGCTCTCTGACGGTGAATATGTAGTGAAGGCCTCTGCCGTAAAGCGCGTCGGCGTGGGCTTCCTGAACATGATAAATGGCATCACCTCCCATAATGGTAGTCGTCAGTATGCAGATGGCGGAGCTGTCACCTCCAGTGTCGGCCCTGCCCCCCAGGTGAATAGCAGCACGAAGATCGTGAACGTATTTGACCCCTCCTTGCTGGAGGACATGATGTCAACCCCGAAGGGCGAGAAGGCGATTCTCAATGTGATCGCTAGCAACCCTCAATTCATGAAAGCGATACTGTCATGAGTTTCGAAATTGGAACGGCTGCGAACGCAACTGACCTGCTCAGCAAGCTGAATACTTTCCTCACGTCCAAGGGGAAGGCTTACGGTCTGAGTTTCACTGGCACAGGGAATGGCACCCTAGGGGCCTGGGATGGTGGGGCATCCAGTGTTTCCGAGACTTTCACGATCACGGCCACCAGTGCCACTCAATTCAACGTCGTGGGTTCCGTGTCCGGAAACATTGGCACGGCCACTGTAGACACTACCTTCACCCATGACAAACTCACATTCCTCATCGCCTCTGGCAGCACGCCCTTCGCAGTTGGGGATACGTTCAAGATCAACACCTGCCCGCCGTGGGTAAGTCTCCGAAACAACGGAGGAACAGATTTCATAATCAATGGGTTCGACAACATCCGCTACGTATTCGATGGGAGTAACTCGACGGTTGCGTCCATGGCGAAGGCGTCACTCCCAGGATGGATGGGCCTGAAACTGAATGCCGCCACCCAGGTGATGGGATTCCAGTGGCAAATCTACTACGACACCTCAATGGGCCCTACGAATATAGCCCTCGAGTACTCAGATGACGGAGTGTCTTGGACTCAGGCCCAGGCATGGAGCGGCATATCTTGGTCCCAGGCATACGAGGCCAAAACGTTCGACCTATCTTCATCTGCTGGTTCACATATGTATTGGAGGGCCAAGCCCACGACAGGAGGAACGGGAGGCAGCGTCCACTGCACGGAGTTACATTTCTTCACGGCCACAGGTGCGCCAGCTGCCAACCGGATTGAGTGGGAGTACGAAGCCATATGGAGCACTGTTGGGAATGATGGACTCAGGGCCATCTACGTAGGCGCGAAGAACTTCTGGGATGCTGGCGGTGACTACTACAACTGGAGGCTGAATGGATTCACAGGATTTAACAACGCACAGCCTTTCGCAAACCAACCGGGGGGAATGAATAAGGACTACACGCCCTTTGTTCCGATGTGGAAAAACTCCATGCCATATTGGTTTGTCGCTAATGGACAACGGGTTATGATGTTCGTCCGGGTGTCTACGATCTACATGTCTATGTATATGGGGCTCGTTAACACGTTCATCAGCCCTGGCCAGTACCCGTACCCGTTGCTCATCGGTGGGTGCATGGCATACAACTCCATTCAGGGCGTGGGGAGCGCAAACCTTCGCTACTCCATCACTGGTAACCAGATACATTCTTGGTGGAGGGGATACCCCTACTCTTATAATGATGACAACCTGTGCGCAGGCCGTCTCAGACTACCAGATGGTCGGTTTTCCGGGCTTCAGGCATGCGGGCAAGACAGTCCCGCGACGAATGCTGGGTGTACACCGGTATGGCCATGGGCCAACAATGGTAATGGTTTCGCCAATATCCGGGAAAACCTCGACGGCTCCTACCCCCTCATCCCTGTAATTCTGTCTGCAGACAACGGGAACCCAACTGGAACCTATGTGAACTGTTATGGGGAATATGATGGGGTGAGGGCTACTACGGGACACGGGAACGCGCCTGAAAACACGATCTCTGAAGGCATGTTCACCAATGTGGTGTGGCAAGACACGTACAGGAACTCCAAAGAATATTTCTGCGCTTTCAAGCTTGATTGAGGAGGTTACCCATGGCTTATCAGAACGGGACGGCCACGAGCCCTACGGACCTGCTCCAAAAACTTGCCACATGGCTCATCAACCTCGGGTGGACGCAAAACCTGAGCCAAGCACACGGATCAGGCTGGCGCCTCCATATGAACAAGGGCACCAACTACATCAACATCAGGGCTGTGATAAATGAGAACAGTGGAAGTGGCGCCTACTTCAACGGGCAATACAACGCTATCTTCAGTGGGTTTCTCCTATATCTCGGAACCGGATTTAGTAGTGGGAGTGATTGGAATGCCCAACCTGGTGGGCCTATCCCGAGTGGACAGACCACAATCTGGGGAGTTGGCTGCCCTACGGATGCTGGTGCTATGTCTGGGTACCACTTCTTCACCACGGACGGCAACAACGAACACGTCGTGGTTGTGCTTGAGAAGAGCGCGGGTATATTCGGATACTTCGGCTGGGGTCCTTCCATTGACAAGCTAGGTTCGTGGACTGGTGGGCCATATTTCTTTGGCTCCATGGATGGGCGAAATACTTCACATGACAGCCAGGCCACGTCTGGACCTGGCTTTGCGAATATGTCGGCATACTGTCCAGGTATCCAGCGATCAACACCCATGGTGTACATACGTGCGGATGTAGATTCCTTCACAAACAAATGGATTGGAATCGGAGACACCACCACTTGGTACGGAGGATATACTGGTAAGAGAGGAGCTTCCACCTACAACTGGAATGCTGATACTTCCACCTTACCTATGTATAGCAGGATCATGGAACGCCTTACCAATCAACTGAACGGACAGAGTCTTCTCCTGCCCATTCGGTTCGGAGTTGAGCGGGATGCTGGTGGGTATTCCTTCATCGGAAGTCTTCCTGGAATCTTCCTGTGCAATGCCTGCGCTAAAGGCTTTACCCCAGCCACCGTCTATCAGTGGGATACCGACAATTACATGGTGTTCCCAGGCCCGTCTGAATACGTGCATGGTGGGTTTGCGGTTAAGAAGGTGGTCTGATGGCTGCCTTCACTGGAAACACATTCGGGTCGCCCTCAGCGATTCTGACCCCATCACTCTCGATACCACCTCGATGGGACAAGATTCCATATTCTCAGACCTTGAAACGATATTCGGGTAGCGCAGCACAAGCCAAGTCCAACGTGGCATTCACCATGATGCCCAAGACGCCTTTCATGGGTGCTTTCTCCAATGGCCTGGGGCAGGAGTTCTATGGGCACATTATCCTCTGGCCTAGATCCTTGGACCTTGGTCTGGTCCTCACATCGAAGGTGTTCACCATTGGGGTCTGGAACATCACCGGCTACGACCAGAGGCTGGTGAACTGGTCCATCCTTGGTCTTGATGATGTCACGGTAACTAATTCAGACGGCTACCCAGTGCGTTACGGCCCACTGGCTTATCGGGATTACCAAGTCATTGTGGGAACGACCGGCGCTGCTCAGATCAATGGTTCCATTGTCTTCAACTTTGAGGGCATCTTCCCTTGGCCAGAGACCACCATCACAGGTTCACGTCTCGTCGTATTCAGCTTTGAACCCAACTGGCGAGAGCCTGTGGTGGAGAACCTTGAGTGGCTGACGGACGTACTCACTTCCTACAATGACCGTGAGCAGCGTTTGATGCTTCGTCAGGATCCACGTCGTGCTATGCGCTACCTTTACACCTTCGAGTCTCAGAACAAGGTCAACCTCTTCCAAGGTCTTCTATGGGGCTGGCAACAGCGGGTATTCGCAGTGCCTGTCTGGACTGACTGGCAATACCTGAGCCAGAACATCTCCATTGGAACCACCATCATTAACGTAAATACTCTGCTTCGTGATTTCGCGGTAAGCAATCTGGTGCTCCTGTGGCGTGACTACCTCACCTGGGAGATTGTTGAGATTAAGAGCCTGACGTCTTCCCAGATCGTGCTGAAGCAGGCCACTATCTATACCTGGACCACACAGGACCGCATCATCCCCATTCGACTGAGCAGGCTGTCGAAAAGTATTCAGATCGCCCGACCAACAGCGACGCTGGCTGAGGCCACGCTGTCTTTTTCTTACGAGGTGGGCTCGGCGGTCGATGCGAACCGACTGGGGACTTCAGCATGGCTCCAGTACCAGGGGTTGGACGTGCTCACGCTACCTCCAAACGTGGCTGATGGCGATCCAGATGAAACCTATGAGCGCGATTTCGACACGGTGGACCACGACAAGGGCGCATGGTTCATCAACGACCATTCTGATGGCCCGATGGTGTCCCGTCCATACAAATGGCTGCTCAAATCACGACAGGAAATTATGAACTTCCTGGCATTCCTCGAGGTCCGCAAGGGGAAGGCCATTCCCTTCTGGATGCCTACATGGTCGAAGGATTTGGAGCAGGTCCGGGACATGGATGCGAACGATCTCAACATCCTCATCAAGAACATTGGGTACACGCGCTACATCAAGCACCATGTGAACCGCAGCGTACTAATCTTCTACCCATCTGATGGATCAACCCCCATCGTGAAGACCATCACGGGGTCCGCTGAGAGTAGTAGTGACAACACCGAGACGTTGAGCCTCAACACAAGCTTCGGGGTCATAAAGAAGTGTGCGGACTTCAAGACCATCTCCTTCCTGACTTACTGCCGCATGGACCAGGATGCCTTTGAACTGACATGGCACACTGACTCCATTGTAGAGGTTTCTTTCCGCATTCGTGAGGTGCTCCAATGACGTACGATGCTCTTGAGAAAAGTGTCTACGGCGGAAAACCCATCGAACTCTATAAGTTCACCAAGGGCACGACCATTTGGAGGTACACAGACAGCAACCGTGATATCACGGTCGGAAATGAAACCTACAAGGCTGGGTGGCCTCTCAGCCGCACTGAGCCTGAGATGTCCGAGGAAACGACTCGTTCTGGCCTGAAAGTCTCGACTGTGAAGGACTTCCCCGTTACTCAGGTATTCATTACTGGGGTACCCTATGAGCCCGTCTGGCTTTCGGTCTTCCGGATGCACCTCGGCGACACCGAAACGGTTCTGCTCTGGCAGGGCAAGGTCCATGGTGTCTCATGGAAGGCTTCCAAAGGTGAGGCAACCATCGAATGCGACTCAGTCGAGAAGGTCATTGGCAAGGGTGGGTTTCGCCAGACCTTTGGCCCCTATTGCCATAAGAAGCTTTACTCGCCACGCTGTGGGGTGCCAGAGGCCAACTTCACCATGGATTTTACAGTCTTTGCCCTAAGCACGACGGGCTTCGTCGTGACTGCACTGGAGTTCGGATCTAAGGCGAACCAGTACTTCCGCCTTGGCGAACTCTACTTCCCTGATCTCGGCGCACACGCCCTGGTCGTAGACCACACCGGCACCACCGTCACCATGAAGACTCCAATCCTTGGCCTTGTGGTCGGTACCCACGGTCGTGCTATCGCTGGTTGCAATCATGTTTGGAAGCTGGCCGATGGCAGTTGGGGCGACTGCAAGGCCCGGTTCAACAATCTGGACAATTTCGGTGGGTGGCCATTCGTCCCCACTAAAAATCCATATGAAGTTAGCATAGAGGGGTGAGGAATGGGCTGGTGGATGGTCGTTTATTGGCTTGCAACTCTCGTCCTGAGTGAGGTTCTGCGGCCAAAGGTTAATGTCACAGATGCACGGGCTATGGGTGCGGATGAGGCCAACATGCCCATTGTATCCGCTACGAAGCCAATCCCTGTCGTGTGGGGGAAGTGTCGTCTGCGTGCTCCGAACGTCGTCTGGTATGGGGACTATTTCGCCGCCCCTATCAAGAAGAAGGCTGGTAGAGGCGGATTCATGGGCACCGGCAGTACAATCTGGCAGACGGTTGGGTATCGCTACTACTGGGGCCAGCACCTTGCTCTCTGCCATGGTCCGGTAACCTTACACAGCATTTGGGCTGAGGAGCGCAAGGTCTGGGATGGAGTATGCTCTGGTGGTGCCATCGTCATCGACTATGAGGGACTCTACGGTGGTGAGGACCAAGGCGGAGGTCTCGCCGCTAAGATCAATTTCCTGCCGGGAGACAACGCGCAGGGGAAAGATCCCTACTTAGTCAGGATGCTTACGGATGTACCTGCCTACCGTGGCGTGGCATCCATGGTGTGGTATGGGCCTTCTATGACCATGCCTGCTCAATCTGAAAGTGGGATAAAGCGATCGGGTTACTTCGGAACGTCTGCGTCCCCCCGACCACTGACGGCGGAAGTCAGTCGCTACCCCCAACAGATAAACGCGGCTGAGTCCAAGATCGGTGACGACTGCAACCCAATCGAACTTATCTACGAATGCCTTACTACGGACCCGAATGGGCCAGATGGATGGGGGATGGGGCTGTCCACAGCCATGATGGACTGGTCGGCCTTCCAGGCGGCAGCGCATCAGTGCTACACTGAGGGCTTCGGAATCAGCCTTGTTTGGGATAGTCAGACGCCCATCGAAGACGTTATCAAGGAGGTCTGCAAGACCATTGATGCCGTGTGTTTTCGGGACTTCAAGACGGGCCTGTGGACCGTCAAACTGATGCGTGGGGGCTACAATGTCGATACACTTCCCGTGCTGGATGTCAGCAATATTATCGAGCTGGACAACTACAGCCAGTCTGGGATTGACGGCACCACCAACGAGGTGAAGGTCAACTACCTGGATCGCTCTCAGAATTACAAAGCCATGCCAGCACAGGCCCAGGATCTAGCTAACATGCGGATCCAGGGTGAAGTGGTCTCCACGACACTAACCTTCAAGGGTATAACGACAGCAGTGCTTGCAGATCGCGTTGCCAATCGTGAACTCCTTGCTATGTCTAGCGCTTTGGCCAAGGCCGATATCATCGTCAACCGACAGGCCTACGCCTTCACCCCTGGCGACCTGTTTGTGCTGAGGTGGGATCCTCTTGGTATTACCAAGATGGTCATGCGAGTCATGAAGTCGGCTATCGGACTTCCCAATGCGAATCGTATCCGCATCAGTGTGGTGCAGGACATCTTCCAGCTTGGTTCATCCACCTTCATGGTTGGTGGTGGCACACAGTGGACTGACCCCATTATGAACCCACAGCCTGTGGTCGTGCAGAAAGTTCAAGAGCTTCCTTATTACTTCAACAAAGACCAGACTAAGGCTAGCTACATGGTCTGTGCTCAGCGCCCCAACTCTGGTTGTGTGGCCTTCGAAGTGTGGGAGAAGCTGCAGACTGAAACTAACTACGTCTATCGAGACACTTGCTTGACCTACACGCCTGTGGGTACTTTGGGTGGAGCCTACGCCACGAAGCCTGGTATCGATGCTTCTGGCTTCACAATCACAAGTGCTTCTACTGACATTGCTAGCATGGATGGCGCTACACCTGACGAGATTTGCGCCGGCTCAAACTTGGGCATGTTTGACAACGGCGAGTTCTTCGCTTTTGAGAATGTCATTAACAACCTTGATGGCACTTTCACACTGACAAATGTATGGGGAGGCTTATTCGACACTATTCCTTCTTCACATACGACTGGTGAGAAGGTTTGGTTCTTCTCCTTCGGTGCAAGTAATCCCGAAGACAAGGTGGATCAGAATGCACAGATCAACATTAAGAACCTTCCCTATGGCCCACGAGGTGCCATTGCGCTGGGCTCTGCGACTGCCGCCAACGCCGTGATGGCCGGCAGGAATACCAAGCCCTATCCTCCTGGCAAGATGCAGGTGAATGGTTTGACCAATCCCACCTCGGTCGTTGGACTGTGCCAACCTACCTGGGTTTTTCGCAACCGTCTCACACAGACCACAGTAGTCAAGCAGGACGACGCAAGCGACGCGACTAGCGAAGGAGCTTACAATGTGAAAATCTATGTCAATGGCGTGGAGAAACGGTCCTACTTGAATCTACTCAGCACTGAACTTGGCACGGTGGCTTCAGGCGGTCCCAGTGCAGTCTATGGCCTTTGCATGAGGAGCAATGGTGACTTCTTCATTACTAGTTCCAATTCCGTTCTTGGCTCTTCCTACGGTGTTGGGCCTCACTGCATCTTCAAGGTAACGGACAGTGGATTTACACTCTACCACGGTCACCTAACCGAAACTGGTCTAGTCAATGGAACTGCTGATGCTTCTCGCTGGCACTGGCCCACACAGATGTGTGTTGACTCTTCGAACAACATCTATGTCGTAGACAACCTCAGCTACGTACGCCGTATCCTGAACTCAAATGGCGCTTCTGAAATATTCATTGACCTGACCAGCTACGACAATGTTGGCTCGGTCACTGCCGATGGTTCTGATAACATCTATGTCTTTGCTAACTTACAGCGCTGCATTCTCAAGATAACCCAAGGTCGTGCTGTGAGCATCTTGGCTGGCAATCGCTACCTCGATCCAAATGTTGAAACTGATGGAACTAGTGCTGGCTTCAGGGGCAATTGCTTAATCGCCGCAGACGCGAGTGGCAACCTCTTCGTGCTCGACACTCCTGGTCAAGGCGGTGGGACTGCTATCCGTTACTGCACCTCGTCTGGCGTAGTCACTACCATTGCGGCTAGCGGAGTCATTCACTACCCAGGCACTCAGATTGCCTGTGTCGGACCTGATGTCTACTTCGGTGACTCACAAGCCAACGTGATTCACAAGTGCACACCTGCTGGTATAGTCACTAATTGGGTCACCCATCCTGAGGGCTTCGTTTTCTGCCGCCTTCAGAAGGACCCATCTGCAGGTGGTTTCCTAATCTACCAGGCACTCTCCTCATCCGTGAGTGAGTATGGCCGCATCAGTTCAGCTGGTGTGCTAGCTCCCATCTACCGTTTTACTCCTCAAAACGGCTACTCGCCAGCCATGCGAATCCAGGACAGCGCGAATGGTGCTCACTTAGTAGAGGTTAAGGTCCAGCAGACTATTGGCGCTACAACTTCAGTATTCAACACCACTGGCCCTTTCCAGATGTCTGGATTTGGGATGTGTTTCGGTCAACTTTTTGGAGGTAAACAATCATGACCCTTGTCACTGGACCCAACCTCGGTGTCTTGCTAGACGCTGCTACAGGAGAGGCGCATCCCAATGAATTTCGCAAAGTGCTTCGAGCTATCGACTGCTTCCTTCCCAGCCTATCTGTAAAGTCTCGGACGACTTCCGCGCAGCCTGCAAATCCGGCTAACGGCGATCGCTACATACTACCCGCGAGTCCGACGGGTACGGTATGGGCAGGTAAGGCAGCTGGCACGGTGGCGTATTATTCGACGAGCATCACGACGACATCTGGTGGTGCTGACTCGACTACTTCGGGCTGGGACTTCTACACCCCAAAGCGCAATTGGCAGGCCAGCGTGGAAGATGAGTCTGACCTTTCTATTCGCTATAACGGCACTGCCTGGGTGTAGTCTAATGGCCCCATCAAAAGACCCATCAGAAGCCACCCAGCCTCTTCCGCAACCCTGGGACGGAACTGACCGCAGAGCAAAGAATGACAGGAGAAATGAAATGCCCAGGGATATTGATGAGCATCTGCTCGACCAGCCCTTCTGGAAAGTGATGGCCTTCATCCTGGTAGGTCTTGTGTCTCTCGCTGTATGGGTGATGAAGGTTAATATCGAGAAGTTGGAAAAGGTCAGTGACTCACAGATTGAGACCAAAGCTATTTTGAAGTTCATGACCGAGCAGAATGCGCGGGACCAAGAAACTCTCAAAGACATCAGGGCTGAGGTTGAGCAGCTTAAATTGAACGACCGCATCCAACAGGAGCGGATTGATGCCCTCAGTGGGCGAAGGAGATAGAAATGCACATCACCGTCCGACGTACTTTCATGTCCGACACCACAACCACTGGCGAGCTCTACATAAATGGCAGCTACTTTTGCCACACGCTCGAAGACGTCGTTCGTCTTGACAACCCTGCCACGCCGCAGAATGAGGGCCTGAAGATTTGGGGCAAGACCGCAATCCCCGCCGGTATTTACAAGATCATCGTTAATCTCAGTCCACGGTTCAAGAAGTTCATGCCTCGTCTCGTAGATGTTCCTGGCTTTGATGGCATCCTCATTCATGGAGGAAACACTGCCGAAGATACTAATGGCTGCATCCTCGTCGGATACACCCTGAATGACAATCATGACATCGCGCCTGGTACCTCACGGATCGCCTACGATGCACTGTTTCAGAAGATCGAGCAAGCTATCAAGGTCGGAGAACAGGTCACCATCGAGCTGACTAACGAGTTTGACCATGCTTGACAGCATCCTCAACTTCCTTGGGCTCCGCCGTTTGACGAGGCGTGAGGCTCTTCCCACAGAGTCGTGGTTCGCGAAACTAGTCCGCGATGCCTCGACTTCTATGGCTGGCTCTGGTGTAAGCAGCACTAAACTGGTCTGGCTCTCAAACGGGATGTTCTCCTGCTACAGTGCCACTCTCGCGACCGTTGGTGGAGTTGCTGTCTACGTATTCTTGCAGAAAGCTGACGGCATCTACTGGGGAGGCGTGACGGCTCTCTGGACCATCGCTGTTGGGTTTGCCGCTGGTGCCAAGAAGAACCAAAACCAGACCACGAAGGAGATTACCCTTGCGAGTCAGCAGACCAAGAAACAGGGAACCAAGAACGAAGGAGGAACGCCGTGAGCTCGTGGTTGAAAGAAAAGAGCGCTCAGTACGCATTGGTCGTGAGCCTTGTGTTCGGGGTCATCGTGGGGTTGATGACGGGCTGGACTCTCTGGTCCCCGAGGAAGGGGAGGATAGAAGTCTTCGCTCCGGCGATACGAAACGAGGACAGGAGTCTGGTCCTCGAGAAGAAGCCGATGGCCGACGCAAAGCCTGCCCAACAAGTCCCAAAAGGGGCAGTAGTGGAACGCGTCGTCTATGTGGAGGTTCAACCACATGGGCCATCAAACGTGGTAACTACCACAACCCCTGGCTCAACCGAGACGGAACACCAAGTTGTGCCCTCCTCGCTTCCCTCGCCCATCCGAGTGGACCTGACGTTGTATAGGCTACAAGATGGCACCAGGCGTGTCGTTGCTTCGAGTCCTGATGGTGAGGTCGTGGGCGGTCTTGATGTTCCTGTTGAGGCAGCGAAGTCTGCACCCAAAGAACTCAAGTGGTCTGCTGGCGCAGTCTATGGAACAACGGCATGGGGAGACAAGTCGGTTGGTGCTTTCCTTGACCGCGACATCAAGTTCCTACGTACTGGAGTTGAACTTACCAAAAATACCTACGCTCTGTCCAGCCGAACAGGGTGGGAGGTTCGCGCCAAGGTCGGCATTCGCTTTTAAGGAGCCACGCAATGGCTGCAAAGACCAATTACCTCGAAAACAAGATCATCGACTGGCTCCTACGCGGACAGTCCTTTACCCCACCTGCAACTGTCTACGTCGGTCTAATCACAGTGACCAAAGGCGAGCGTGCCAGCTCTACGGCCTACTCGCTTAACGACACCATCATCCTGACTGCCAACGACACACTCCGCCACCTTTACAAGTGCACCACGGCCGGAACCACCGCCTCCTCCCAGGGAACTCTCTACCCTGGCGCTGTCGGCGAGGTAGTCACTGATGGCACTGCAGTCTTCACTGAGCAGACCAATGCACTCGATGCAGGCACGGCTATCGTCGAACCTTCGGGTGGCAACTACTCCCGAGTGGCCGTCGCCAGTTCAATGGCTAACTGGGCTGGGACGCAGGGGTCTGGCACCACCACGGCGTCAAGCGGAACCAGTGGACAGACGTCAAATAACAACGCCATCTCTTTCAGCACTCCCAGTGCTTTGTGGGGCCAGATTGGTGGCTTTGCTTTGTTTGACGCCAGCACAGGTGGTAACCCGCTTCTCTATGGTATCCTGGACGCCGCTAAGAACGTCAACAATGGAGACCCGGCACCGCAGTTCAACGCTGCTGCATTGATCTATACTGAGGATAACTAACATGGCTGGAAAGGGAATCGCCACCATTGACTTCGGCGCGTTCCCTGGTTCACAGGAAGCGTCGGTGGTTGTGACCGGTGAGAGCGCTATCCTCGCCGACTCTGCTGCTGACGCTTTCGTGATGGCGAGTGACTACACCACGGACCACACAGCCAGCGATCATGCCTACCTCAAGATCTTTGCTTCCTTCTCCCCCGGTGATGTCGTAGCAGGCTCGGGGTTCACAATTCACGCACGATCCCAGTACAAGCTCCAGGGCACCTTCAAAGTGCGCTGGGTCTGGGCATAAGGAGAAACCAACATGGCAATGGATACCGCGCTCCGAGGGGCCATCAGTGGAAATGGCGCCGAAGTCACTTCTCAAGGAGAATTGAAAGTCAACCTTCCGCAACCTGGATTCGTGGATCAGTCTGGCTACCAGGTGATGATATCTGAAGTGCACGATGGCCAGAGTGGGGCGGCAACTCGCCTGCTTCTTGGACCTGAGTGCGACAATGACTACCGCATCCGGGTAGCTCTTGACACTCCATTCCTCAATGAGGTCTTTCCTGGTACCGCGCTCAACACCAGCATCTGGCAGGCTCCTGTCACTACCATGACTGTGGCCGTAGCCAGTGGGTTCGTTGCTCTTAACTCTGGCAATAGTGTTGCTTCGGCAGCCGTCGCCCGACTTCAGTCCTGGAGAACCTTCCCCATCTTCCAGGCCGGCACGCTTTATGCTGAGGTCATTGCTCAGCATTCCGTAGTTCCTCAGGCCAATATAGTTGAGGAGTGGGGCTTCGGTATCGCGACCGGCACGACTGCTCCTACAGATGGCGTCTTCTTCCGCATCAACGGCGCTAGTCAGTTCCAGGGCGTGATGATATCGAACGGAGCTGAGACTGTCATCGATCTTGGTTCTGCAAACCTTCCTGCTGCTGGGTCCCGAGACCACTGGGTTGTACAGGTTGACCCTGACCAGGTTCGTTTCTGGAAGAACGATGTCCTTCTGGGAACTGTGAATGCTCCGAGCAATGCCAGTGGCACCACGACTACGAATGCTTTGCCGTTCTTCTACAGACTCTATAATTCTGCGGCCGTCAGCATCGCCCAGCAGGTTAAGATCAGCAATGTGTGTGTCAATGCCTCAGGCTATGACTTCAATCGTCTGGCCCCTACTATGTATGCTGGTATGGGTTATGGTTCCTACCAGTATGCGACTGGCGCTGCATCAATTGGCCAGACTGCTCAGTGGACCAACTCCACTGCACCTGCCAATGCGACCCTCAGCAACACGGCCGCAGGCTACACCACTCTTGGTGGTCTGTTTAGTTTTGCTGCCGTGGCTGGCGCTGCAACTGACTATGCACTCTTTGCTCTCCAGGTTCCACTCGGTTCTGCTTCTGTGCCTGGCCGCAATCTCTACATTCGCGGTGTGCGGATTGAAACTGTCAATACTGGCGCAGCCGTTGCCACCACACCCACCACCCTACAGTGGGCTCTTGGTGTTGGTGCCTCAGCTGTTTCTTTGGCCACCACCGAATCTACCACTACCAAGGCCCCTCGCCGTATCCCACTCGGCATACAGTCCTTCGTAGTGGGCGATGTGGCAGGGAAACAGGGCAATACAATTGATGTGAACTTCGATGCGGCAGTCGTGGTCAATGCCGGTGAGTTTGTACACATCATTCTTCGCATGCCGATCGGAACTGCTACTGCTTCACAGGTTCTCATCGGCCAGGTGACGATCAACGGCTTCTGGGAATAAGCCATGGGTCTTCTTCTCTACCTCACAGAATCT